CTCTGCTTCTTCTGCATCTTGCGGCGAAGCGATTACAAATTTAAGATAGGTATAACCGCACCATTCATATCCTGCAACAACTTCTGGGCAAATAGCATCTTCCCATTTTTCACCAGATACTGATAACTTAGGAGAGACTGAAAATGTTAGCGCATCTGCTCCTCTTTTAGTTGGTCTAGTTTTATTACTTAAAGTCCAATTTAAAAGATATTGTTTAAATTCAGACGTTAACGGTTGCGTGCCATTTGTCTCAAATGTTAGCTCTTTTAATGATATCATCTTTGGATTATCTAACAATTCAGGATACTGTTTTTGCCAACCTAATAAAGGTTCGCCGCCAGTAATTACTAGGTGTTCGTCTTTCCATTCTTTAAACGGGAGTGTATCGACGACTGCTTCCACAACATCTTTAACATCGAGTACAGGGCTAAGATGCTTAAAACGAGGATCCCAACTAGCATAGGAATCGCAGCCAGTATGTACAAGAGGCAAGTCATTATAATTTTGGAAGCTATCAGCTTTAATCGCAATAACATTTCTTTCATCGCTTTTTTCACCTTTGGACATTCCAAATCCGTCACAAGTAAAATTGCAACCAAATGTTCTTAAGAAAACGGAAGGTACTCCCATGTACCTGCCTTCACCCTGAATACTATAAAATAGTTCTGATACTTTCAATTTTGCCATTATGTTATCTCCGAGAATTTATACTACATATTATATAGTGTTTAGTCATCTAAGTCAAGAGGATTTTCGATATCATCTTGAACTTTTTTAGCCTTTTTGGGGATATTCATTACCCGTTTTTCAATATCGACAGTATCCATTTGTCGTTTTAGATAGTCTAAGAATTGTGTGCCGAATTCACCGTTATCATGTTCTTGTAATATCAATGAATCAATATCCATATTCTCAATCAATTTATATTTGGTTGCTTGTTGTTTTTTCTCTTTTTGGATACGGCGAATAAACGCAAAGTAAATAATCTGCGTATAATAAGCAAACGGATTAGATGATTTTGAAGGATCAAATTTAACAACAGCAGTTAGGCAGTTTTCAATCCCATCAGAAATCATATCATCTTTAAAAGTGTAATTAATAAAATTAGACTTATATGATAAATGCGTTGCAATCTTAATAAAGCATTCACCGATGTATCTAGAAACTACTGGGGCTTCTTCGCCTTTTGCCGCAGCTTCATCTACAAGTTGTCTATATTCTATAAGTGCTTGCAGGAATTTTTTATTGTCAACATAGTGTGACGATACCGGCATTGTCTTTTTAGTGGACAAGCCTTCCGCGTCTTCTGCTAATAGTGTTTCTGAGGTTTTCATGGTTATCTTCTTTTTCAATTTGGTTGTCGGATTCTTCAACTTCAAGGTCTTCGGCTGTCATTCTTTCATTTAACTCTGCCTCTTTACGCTCTTGAACATATTTAATATAATTATCTTTCAATGTCTCTTTAACATTCGCAGCTAATATAATATAGTTTACAGGTATTTCATAAAATTCATCTTCAGCTAAAGCAAGCCACGGAGATAATGTATATGATTCTACCACGCCTGCTCCAAACGGAGTTCTTAGTTGATTCAACACCATTGGATCTTGTATAAAGATTGTCTCTTTATCCTTTAGTGATAAATTTTCTTCAGTTTTACAAACTATATCTTCACCGCTATTAAGTTTCAATAGTTTATAGGATTGGTTCATTGTAGTTTTACTTTTAAAAGTTTATATTCAAAATGTTCATCATTATAGATTTTGATTCGTTCGATCATGTGTAATAAAGTATAATTCTTTTTAGACTTCCAAGTCAAATCATCGCCTATATCATATAAGTTGCAACTACTTTTAGTTTCACTTGTTCTTAACCCTCTGCCAATTGATTGCAAATTTCTAATACGAGATTTAGAGGGAGATGCAAAAATAATATTATGCAGGTTTTTAATATTTATTCCTGTAGAGAATGTTCCATATGATGCTACAATTATAGCATCCTTTTCGGTTTCTGTCAATGCTCGAATTTGTTCTCTTTGTGCAGTATCTGTACCGCCGTACACAAAAAATACCTTTCGATTTTCTGCTTTAGAATTAATCATCTCGTATAACAATTTACCGTGTTTTTCAACATACTGAAATAGTACAAGACTGTTACCTTCTTGTTTTAATGTTAAATTACGGATAAACTTATTACGAGGTTCATGCTGTACTAGAAAGTCCATTTCTTCTTGATATGTCTTTCCTTTAAGTGCCTTTTTAATTTCATCAGAATAATCCAATATTAAATTATATATTTGAAGGTCTGCCAAGGTCTTGCTTGTAATAAGTTTCTTAGTTGTAGTAACTTTATACACAGGACCAAATAAGCCTTCTAATACTAATTTATGTGTCTGGGTTCCATCTAACGTGCCAGTAGTACCTACACGATAAGGTGCACCCGGACATTTATTTAGAATACCCGTTAAAGACTTTGCCTTAAATAAGTGAGCTTCGTCTCCGTAAATTGCCTGAAAATCATCAAAGAATTTTTTAGGTAATTTATAAATCGATTGCCACGTACTAATAACAACATCATATTCGTTAGACTTCTCGTGGCCGCCGTAAATACGATGGCAATGATTAGATGATTTCCATCCATTTAAACAAGAGTAATCTTGAAAATCAGAATACATCTGTTCAACAAGAGATGTGGTTGGAACAAGAACTAATTGTCTACGATTGAATTGTTCATGCCAACGCATAATACAATAAATGATATAGGATTTACCGGAACCAGTAGGAGATAAAAGTAGACGTCTACCATCGCTAATAGCTTTATGTACGGCTTCAACTTGATAATCCCTCATTTCAAGAGGTTGCCCCTTTGATCCAATATTTAAGTTTGTAATAAACTCTCGTATTTCTTCAAGTGTGCAAGTGTCAGCAGTATGAACATACTCAGAATAATCTACAGTATATCCTCGCTCTTTAGCAAAATGTTCAACATAATCTTTTAGACCAACATACAGTTCTTTGGTAAACATCGAAAAAAGACGGACACGGCCATCCCACATCTTTGATCTATAAAGAGGGTGGAATTTTGCGCCAGGAACTTCAAATGAAAAATGATCGTTCAATTCTTGTGCAATTGAAGGTTCAGCATCCACATTTAAATATACTTCGTTCTTTTTTCTTATTCTTATATCAGACATTACATCATACCGTTAGTAAATTTAGTCCATTCGATTGCATTTTTAATATCCCATGTTCGACTATTCAATGATCTAATAATTTGTTCAAGCTGATACATGACTGTTTTAAAGTACTCAATCTTATCTTGTAAAATAATCAGATCGGAATCTACTTGTAGAAATTCATCCATTTCATTCTTCAATGGTTTATTGCCTTGCCATTGTTCCCAACCTTCGTCAGTTAGTTCCAGTTGAGTCATTTCTCCTCTGAAATATTTGTACTTTTTGCGGCGAAGGTTTAAGTAGTCAGACTCAGCTTTTCGTAAATTAAGTCGAGTAGATGATAAAAAATTTAAATACTTAGAATGTAAGGTGGGTGTGCGAGCAGATTCATGACCTAGATTAGTTTCGTCAATCTTGCAATCATCTGCCCACAGATTTTGTAAATCTGTGAGCTTCATAATTTAATTATCCAATTTGAATAATTTGTGCAGGATTACCTTGGAAATTAAATGATCCAAAGTGATTTAACGAAATAGATGGGTCTAACCAAATGTCGCCACCGATATCTTGCCAACGTCTGCTGAAGGTATAATCTTCAGATAAGTAACGTCTATCTTTAGGATCAATCATTGTGTCAAAGAATGCATAGAAAAAGTCTTGCAAATCAGGCGGTGTGTTCAAGTCATTGTTGTACTTCAACTCAGGATATGCCGCAATCATCTTGTCAATTGCTTCACGCTTAATCATCATAAAACCTGTAGCGCCATCGTGCAATTTAATAACACCATTCTCAATAGCAATTTGTTTTAAATCGCGATTAACGAATTTAAAGTTAATAGCATAGTCTGAGCCAGCAGCTGCAATATCACGATCAGAAATATCCTGACCTTGTTTAGAGTTAATGCTGTCTTTAATGCGCTGCCAGTTAACACCCTTCTTAGGATATGCACCTACGCAAACTTCTTTATTGTGAGCAATTAGCTTCAATACATCTTCAACCTGAAACTCAATATCAGCATCAATAAACAACAAACGAGTGTAATTGCTTTGTAGGAAATAAGCAACCAATACGTTACGAGCACGAGTAACTAAAGACTCATTTGCAATAGTACCAAATGCGATTGGAATTTGGTGTTGATTAAAGAATGTCAATGTACGAACCATTGAACGGAAGTATGCCTCTGTAAGCATACCGCCATAACAGGGAGTTGCAATAAAGATTCTTTCTTTACGTAACTCGTCAATGTTAATTTGTAATTGACCCGGTTGAGCTTGTTGAGGTGCGGCTGGTGCTGCTTCCGGTTTATTAAATTTAGGTACCGGAATTTTTGGAATGTTTTTCAATCCAGTTTTATTATTTGCCATAAAATCTCCATAGTTAATTAAAGTCGCTCCACCTCAAATAGGGTATATTTAAATGAAGCTATTGCGGTGAAATATTCTACACCAGCAGAAGCAATATCAAAGTCCAAAGCTTCTAAAGACACTGGGAACATGTCTTTATATATTATATTTACTTTAGGCGTATTTGTCGAGTCTAAAATCGTTAAAGTACCATCCGAGTATGCCAAAACTTCTTTTTCGCCATTTGCATTAGTTTTTAAAGGAAATGCGGTTGGTTTATTACTAACGAATGCACCAAACTGAGTGTAATCGTTAGGAAATCCAAGTGCAATTAACCATTTATATAATTCTAAGTAGTTTGACATATCTTCCGAAATCAAAAATCGAATAGTAAAATCCCCAAATACCATTTTATCGCCAATGCGAGGAATATCAACAAAGGGGGTCGGTTGTGATGCAAAACCCATAGCCAATTGGGGCAAATTCGCAGATTGACAAGTATATGAAACACCCGGTATATCTTTTATTGCAAATTTGAACGCGTTAGGTCTTAGGTAATCATAGGTGGTAGGCAGACTATTTACATAGTTCCTTGATAATACATCTATATTTGCAGTATACATTTAACATCCTTTGCTGACATTAATATTTATAAGGCAAAAAAAGGGGGAATTTCTTCCCCCTTTTAAACAGTCTAGGA